CGTTGATGTCGTTGTCAGCGGTCGCCACGCGGAGTTCAGTCTCCAACAGACGGGTTGCAACGAACATCAGTGCCGGAGGCACAACCAGCTTGCGGGGCTTAGCAGCGATCAGCAAGCCACGCTCATCGGTCCAACCAGCGATCTGAATAACAGCCGCCTCAAGGGAGGTTTCATTCAGGTCAGCGGCAACCGCAGGACGGTTGCTGTTGGTACCACCAGACACCAGAGGATGCGCCGTCGAGAACAGAGCTTGGCCGTCGCCGTAGGTCACAGCGGAGCTAAAACCGTTGTTCAGGATAGACGCAGCTTTGACTTGCTTGGTGTACGCCATAGCACGAGCCAGAGCTTTGGTATACCGGGACGACAGACTGTCGTACAGGTTATCCTCGATGGCCTCTTCGGTCAGCGAGAAACCCATCGCAATGGTTTCGTGGTTGTAGCGAGCGGTCCAAGCTTCTTGCGCGTTATCGTAGGCAATCGCGCTGCCCTCGTTCTTCACCGGAGCGGCGGAGAAGCCAGACAGTTTGGTTTCCTCTTCGAACGAACGCTCAGAGGTTTCGGTTTCGAAAATCTCTTTGTGCTCTTCGCCGTAACGCTTGTACTCCATACCGAACAGCGCATTAAGCCCTGGGAGGAGTTCTTTCAGTAGTTGGGCACGTGAAATAGCCATGATTTAACTCCTTTAGGCCGTAGCGAGACCAGCGTAATACTCATGCTGGCCAAAGTTGAGCTTAACCAACAGCTCGGGGTACTGAGTAAACACCAACGTCGCGCTAGAAGCGAACGCAGCAACCGGCGCTTGATTCAGAACAACAGTCGTCGCACCAGCAGCGGCAGCGGTGTCCACAAACGAACCCGAGGGGATGTACTGGCCGTTCGAAGCAATCGAGCCTACATCAGTACCTACAGGCAGCGCAAACGGAAGCGCCGAGCAGGTAATCGTTGCGGTAGCAATGCTGGTGAACGTCGCGGTACCTAGCGACACAGCGGTCTCAGGCACAACACCAATCACACGGATCGGGAACGTGGCGGTCGTCAACGGGGTGTCGGTCGGAGCCAGGAGAGCGTTACGCGAGTTGCCAGTATTGGCATCACCAGAGTTATTCAAGCACTCAAGGTTCTGGCCAATCAAGGCACGAGCGCCAGAGGCAATCGTGGTACCAGACGAACAGATAGCCGCTTGGAAGACCGTATCAGGATCATCGCAAACATACGCAACCGCATCACCAGCCGCCGTGGAAGCGGGCCAATACTGCGAGAATTGCTTCTGCTTGGTCGTGGGGTTAGTGTACGAACAACCCAGGAAGATGCCGACCAGAGTACCAGCAGCGCCTGCGGTAACACTGATGCGCTCCAGATTGCCACGCACGAGGGCGACGAAGTCGCCGTAGAAAATGTCCGTAGCGTACGCGTAGGTGATGTTGTACATCCGCGTAGAGCCCGCGAACACCTGACCACCGATCAAATTGATCGGCTTTAGCCCGTAGGGCTTGTCAACAGTGGGGTAAGCCATTTGAGACTCCTAAATTATGAACCTGAACCGAAAGTGACCTTGGTACTACGCTCCCTAAAGAGCGGCATACGCGGGTCATTCTCGCGCATAAAGTTATTGTCAACCGCATTCATTTGTGCATCAGCTTGCTGCTGGAAGTATTGATTGCGGTCTTCAACAAATTCGGTCGGGGTCTTGCACAGCATCAAACCACCAATGACGATGTTATCTTTGAAGCGATCATTTTCAACGCCCATCGTAACAATCTCTGGATGATCAGAAGCTTTAACAGGTTCCCAACCTTCACGAAGTTTTGAGGAGACATTCATGGGATCAGCCTGACCCATGGTACTGACACGTACCCAATGAAACTCATACCCAGGCTCCGGGTTCGGAGTTGGCAGCAGCTCAGGACGAGCCCAAGACTTGCGGCGGGCAGTGCGGTCACGGGTGGTCAATTCACGATCAGTGCGGTTCTCAGCCATTTTGATTCCTCATTTGTTCAGCAACCTTTTGGGCGTAAAGTTCCAACGGAACACCCAACCGTTTCGCAAGTGCTACTTGGGTTTGCGTTAGCACAACCTTTTTAGGGGCGGTACTGCGCGTAGCGGGGGCTACGACGTTGGCTTTTTTGCTCGGCTTGGTGGCCGGTTTAGTAGGTACTTCTTCGTCGTCTTCAAACTGCTGTGGGAAGACTTCGCGCATACGGCGGTTAATCCGCTCGTAGTATTCGTCGCTTCGAGTATCGACGCCTTCTTTGACAAGCTTCTGGTGCAACCCCAGCGCAAAGCTCGTCATTTCGTCATCATCGCCAAACCATGAATTGGCTTTTTGCCACTCCACGGCCCTTTGATCAACAACCGGTGCTGGGGCGGGTGTAGGTTCAGATTCGGTTTGTACAACAGTTTTAGCAGGTTGTAAAGCGGCTGGTTTAAAGTTAGCCACTTTATCTGCACGAATCTTGGCAGTGGTCAGCGCTTCTTGGGCAGCAACAACCTTATCGGCATCACCTGACTCATAAGCCTCTTTATAAGCTCGTTTAGCCTGTTCCAACTCCGCTGCAGTCCGTGCTTTGGCTTGTTCAAGCAGTGCCGCATGGCTTTTGGTTTGTGCCTCTTGTAGCCGCTTATTCTCCTCAATAAGCTTTTGCGCTAGGCGAATAGCTTCTTCACGCTCTCGCTGTGCGGACTCAGCCCGTCTGCGCTCGTCGTGATAGCCCTTGGAGAACTGCTTGATGCGCTTCTGGACTTTATCTGAATACTCTTCCAGTTCAGAATCTGTCACCTCCGAGGGAGGCTCAGTTGGTTTTCGCCCACGGTCTTTGGGTGGCGTATCGTCCACCACCTCAATTTCAACCTCAGCAGCTTTAGCTTCAGGCGCTGGGGCCGGTGCGGGCTCAGCCTTGGGTTTTTCTTTTGGCTCAACGTCTAAGACGTTTTCAGCCGAGCTTACTTCCACTTCGACAGTGCCCTTTTCTTCGGGCTTGTCGGGGTCGGGAAACTCAAACTCAACTTTTTGGAATGGCATATTTCACCTCATGCTCGCGTAACGCCACGCGGATCAGCAACAATCGCTTCAATGCTGTCGTCGTTTAGCAGCCGGTATTCACGGCCATTAACTTTGAAGCGGGTACCCGAGTTGGGGCGAAACATCACGAAGTCGCCAGTCTTGCACCATGGGCCATTCGGAAATCTCTCGGGATCAGAGTAGGCTTGGTCACCCATATCCAGCACCGCGCCCATCATAGAGAGCACTGTTTCTGCATGCTTGGTCTGGTCGGCCTTAACAATCCCTGATTCAAATGTTTCTTCAACCTTCGGCAACGCAATCAGCAGGTGGTATCCCACCGGTTTGGGCAACTGAGCTTCAAAATCAGCATCAGTGATTTGAGGTTCACTCATTGGTATCATCCAGGTAGTTTTGCGCGAGGTCTTGTATTTCACGCTGTGCGGTCTCTAGTCCTCGAATCAAGCCACACAGTTCTCGGTATTCGGCATAGTCTTTACCTGCACCGGATACAAGCGAGTCAGCAACTGCCTGTTTATGGGCAGCGATTTTTTCAAACAGCACGTCAAAGACGGTTTTGGCCATGGTTATCGTCCAACGGGTTTGTTAGCCTGCGCAGCCAGCCGCAGTCCTTCGAGCTGAAGTTTCTTCTCATCAATGGCAATATCGGCTTGATCCTTTGCAGTTTTGCGCTGCACCTCAGCTTGCTTAACCTGAAGCTCCGCTTGCTGGAGCTGAAACAGCGGGTCTTGTGCTTGCTGCTGAGCCTGTTGTTGCGCAGCCTGCTGCTGGTGCATTTGAGTCAACTGTTTGCCTGCGTCAGCCACCAACCGTGCAAGCTGAACTTCAACCTCTTCAGGCAACTGCTCCTCGGGCGGGGGTAGCGGCACACCCAGACGCTCTTCAATCTGCTTGCGATACATAAACCCAAGGTGTTCAGCAATATGAGCTTGTAGCGATGCCATGATCTGCTGCGTCATCGGATTCTGACCAATCGCCTGCATGATCATCGGGTCCTGCATGAACGACTGATGCGCCGCCAAGTGTGCTTCGTGATCTTGGTAGATGAACGCTTTGAGGGGCTTACCAGTAAGCGCACCCATGTTCTCGGACACAGGATCGCGGGGCTTCTGATCTTCAGCCGTCGGCACAATCTTGTCGGCCTGTTTGATACCCAGCGTCTCAAGCATCTGTCGATGCAAGTAAGGAAGATCATAAATCTGCGGGGCGCTCTGCGCCATCTGGAACGCCGCTTGATACTGCACAACCCGCTGCGCCATCGTGCTCGCGTTGGGATCGCTTACAGGAATAACTTCAACCATCGCATAGTCTTCACTACGCGCCCGTCGATCAACACCTTCAAGCACGTAGTCATACGGCTCATCAGCGTACTCAGCGATAAGCTCTTTTAGAAGCTTGAACTCTTGCTTCATCGCAAAGTGAACGCGAGCCTGCACCGCTGTCATCGGCTTGAGAGTACGCTCCAAGAGAGCCAACGTCGTACCCACCGGAGCCTGCGCTGACATATCACTAATATTCATGTCAGATATCGCACCCAGCCTGCGGCCTTCCTGGGTAATTCGTTCAAGCAACTGCGCAAGCACTTGGCTTGGCTCTTTGTACGGCAGGGTCATAATGTTGTCGCGCACCGTGCCCG